AATCTGTAAATCCAAATTGATATACAGTCACCTTCCAAATTTGATTTGAAAGAACGGGTTGAGATTGAATACTTCTATCTAGTTCAAGACGTACCTTTATATTAGAATCTGGTGTTTTAACATCAGCAGTTCCTGTGCTTGGTGGACGAATATAAAGTAGTTCTTGACTAACAGCAAATGTTGATGCTTGATCAAGTGCAATAGAAGGAATCTCAACTGTTATTAATGTACCTCCATGAGCAGCAGGAGAAATCATTTCGCTAAGAATAGCGTTACCTATTGGAACTCCACCAACTACTTTAGTCTTAGTAAAGGAACTTTCTGCATTAACAGGACCTGGTTGTGCAACACTAGAGAATTGATTATGTAAGATTAGATTTACAAACGAATCAATCTTTCTATTTTGTTTCTTAATAGAATATTGTTTTGCAACAACAACTCTTGGTGCTTTTGTATATCCAGAACCACCATTTGTCAATACAATATCTACAATAGTACCATCAACAACGATAACCTCTGCTCTAGCACCTCCACCTGCCTGATCTACAGGGACAAAATGTAGTATAGGTGCTTTGGTATACCCTGATACAGGAATGTTCTTATCCCACGTTATAGTGTCAACCGAACCATTTGAAATAGTGCATGATACGGCAAACCCAATACCTTTTTCTTCTCCATTATAATTGGTAGTGGCAACCGAACCAAAGAAACTGTTAGAAGGGTCATCGCCAGGTAGATAAGTTTTAGGTTCAAAGTACTGAGGTAACTCTTTAATAGTTCTATATTCATTTTCACCATTAATCTTAATAAGATCACCCTTGTTTAAATTAGCAAGACCATTCTTTCTAACGTAGAATGCTTCGTCTGCTTTCTTAGTTCCATATAACCATCTAGATGCATTTCTTTGCATCTTATATGTGTTATCAGAATTTGTAGTTACAGTAACTGTACGTGATTGTGAGAGAGATATCTCATCACTATAGTCATCCAAACCAGAGAAGAATATATCACTGCTATCAAGGTCTGGATTAAAACCTGCAATCTGTAGAACTAAATCATTACCATCCATATGATAATGTTTTAAACTACCAATAAATTTCTTAACTCCACTAATTTTTTGATATGCAACCATATCAGTTTCATTAAATTTACCCCACCAGTTTTTGAAAGCATCAAAGTCACCACTATTACCAGTAAACTTAACTGTAATCTCATTATAATATTCACCTTTTTCATAATCATATAAAGTAATACTTGGTGAAATATCTCTACCATAAAGATACATTATTTCAATATTACTATTTTGGAATATTTTTCTGGAAAATTTAATAGTAGGTCCGTTAATAATATATGAATTTGTATCCCTTTGTAATACTCCATCAATAAAGACTAGAGCAAACTGAGGATCAGATATATTAATGACATTCTTGTCAGCACTATTTAAAATCAAGAAAGGACCACTAGATCCTGTTGGAATATCATTCTTATCAATCTCACATCTAAGATAGTTTCCTATACTATGTGCAAAGAACTTATCAACTGCAACTCCTTCTTGTAATGTTTTTGTGTTTACTCCTTGACTCCAAATAGGTGGACTTGTAAATACAACTTTATTTGGTACAGATGATCTATCAATACTGTAAGCAGAATCATGTTGTATAACACCACTGATACCTATTAATAAGTTTTCATTTGGATCTGTTGATAAACCTGTACCATCTTCATAATATAATTCAAATATTTTATTCTTTCCATCAATATAATCAGGATAAGAAATTGGTATAGTACCAACACCACCAGCAAGAGTTCTCTCTATAATATCTCCAAGAGTTGTTAATGCAGATACTACATCAGCACATTTATTAGGATCAGTATCTACAATAATATTTGTATTTGCATATGGAGGAACAGTAGTGTAAGTTCCTGTAGGAAGAGTATTGTTGATTGCTAGTTTTGCAAGACCTACAAGGTGCTCATATGCTTCTGTAGTCTCTTGTAATTCTCCTATGATATAATCTAATATATCGTTGTTAAAATACTTCTCAATGGCAGTGACAGTGTAGGAGTTGCCACCAAATCTTATGTCATTTGCAAGTGCGTCTGCTACTAGTCCAATATCTCTATAACACTTAGTTTCTACTTTACCCCATGTAACATTAGGAAATTTATTTTTTATATAACCAAGTGTTTCTGACTGTAAGTATACTCTATTACGTTCAATTTGATTAGCAGCATCAATCCATCTACCACTCTTTTGGAATATGTTTTTAATCTTCCTAAAGTACTTGGAATTTAATGTGTCATTTTTAAACTGATAGTTCTTTCCATAAAACTTAACGCCAGGTATTGCCTGACTATTTTTATTTGCAGGACCTAAAGGTGGTTGTGTAAATGTTATATTACTACCAGACACAGTATATGCAACGCCAGGTTCTTGGAATATACCATCAAGTGTAATTAACAGTGCTTGTGCATTATATGGAGTCACTGCATTATTGTTCATATCAAGGATACCAAAAGTCTTAGTTCCTGAAAGATTACCATTATTAGATAATGCACCATCAAAAGGAGCACTCAATTTAATTTGAGTTGCCTTAATTTCAGTTGTATTAGTAGCATCTTTTGCAACAGATCCAACACCATCTTCAATAGTAGTTGTTTGTGCTGATACTAGATGCTGAGTAATCTGTTTAGTTGTGCTCTGTACAGTAATATTTGTCTTGAGTTCTACAAAACTATTATGTGTAGTGACTGTATCACTACTCATTGGTGTTGTAGCAGCAGATTCTACATCAACCTCACCAAACATTTTAAAACCAGCTGGATGAGTTGTTTCTTTAATTAAAGATCTCCAAGAATCCATTGGAGTCTTTGATTTGATTAAGTATGAGAAATCTTGATAGAAATATGAATCATGAATTTTTTGATTCTGATCACTAATTTTACCAACATCAGAAGTAAACTTTCCAATATTATCAAAGTAAGTTTTAATAACAGGAGTAAACTCTGTATAATTGATATCATCAAGAGTTGCGGTATTACCACCTGCCAAACCAATAATTTGTTGGTTTTCTCTGAATATTCCTGTGACATTTGATACGTTTAGTAAATTAGATCCTTTTCTCCATGAAGTTACTCTTGCTCTAGCAATTTCAACTGATCCTGACTTTTGTACAACATATTCACCAACATTATATCCATCAGTAACAAAATTAGACAAAGTAAATGTGTAATTTGATCTAATGCTAGATTTAATTGTTTGATCACTATGATAAGATCCTCCATTATTATGGATCTTTATATTTCTAGGTATACCAATATCTGTACTATTTAAAAAACATCTTACGTTAGTATCAGTATTGCCATCATTATCAATGATACCAGTTACGATAGGTATTTTTTTATAATCACCACCTATATTTGTAATCTTAACTGAATTTATCTCACCAACAGAAAATAAAGATTTTGATGTATAAGATATTGTACCTGTCCCATCATGAGACGCTTGAGTCTCAGTAGAATAAAGAATCTGTGTATTTGTAACATACAAAGAATTTTTAGTTCCTTGTAAAGGATCAGTAACAACATTAAAATAAGACATTTCAGAGTTGACTACACCATCTCTATCATAATAATAATACTTTGTATATACTATTGGTTGTTTTACACTATATGTGTTTGTAGATACTCTTGATCCAAAACCTAATTTAAGATCAACAAATGAATTATTTGATGCTACAGTTTTTTCGGGTGTAACAAGATTCAAATTTCTACTTGGAGATATATCAAAACCAACTCCACTCATTGATACGTGAGAAATATCAAACTTATATTTGTAATATTCTTTGATGTCAATAATTTGATTTCTTACAAATGTAGTATTGTCAGATGAGAATTCAAAATAAACATCAGGATCAGTAACAGACTGTATTTGTACTAATTTTACATCAGCACTAGTATCATAAAAAACTGTTGATAAAGTTATCTGATTTATTGATGATACTGTTTGATCGTAGTTCCATACAAATACCGCTTTTTGAGTAGATGGATCGTATGAAAGAACTTTAGCATCATTGCCAGTATTTCCTACAGGATGATTGAGAGGAATACTATATCCAAAATTATATACAGAAACAGCAGCACCATCAAAGTGATCAACAGCTGTAGTAGAGTTTTGTGCTCTTGCAACAGTCAAAGCATTGCTATTCTTAGCAGTAACCTTTACAATCTCACTACCAATCTGTAAAAAATCATTGACTGTAATGTTATCAGAATTAGCAACATTCAATACAATGTTTTCTGATGCAAATCCTACGTGATCAACACGTACTTTGAGGTCTGGTTTAGTTGATGGGTTTGCTTTACCTAAATCAGTTGCTCCAACTGTAAGAATATCAAATCTATTGTATCCAGTTCCTGTGTCAGTTAATATTACACTACTAACAACCTTAGCACTAGAAACAACTATGGTTGCTTTAGCACCAGAACCTGCACCACCAGACAATGCAATATCAACATATGATCCAGCAGTATAATCTCCACCACCATTTACTATACTAGATCTACCAATACTATTGTCATTAAGAGTTGTTGCTATAACTGAAGTTTTAAGAACTGCTTCTTGATATACTCTCTTTCTTACATAATATGTTGTTGTAGATGATGTATCATCTGGATTAATATCAACATTTATTTCTTCCCCAATACCAACACCATGTGCAGAAGATGTAGTTAATAATGCTACATTATCTTGTATTTTAAAAACAGAAAGATTTTCACTCAAAGACGTTATAGAAACAATCTTAGAACCTGTTGTATTAATTAAATTAGAACTTGTTAAGAATAAAGTAGTAGAAACGCTAAAAGTTCCTGTCAAAACTTTTATTTTGACTGCGTTTTGATTTATTGTCGTTTCTAGTACTTCACCTGTTGCTACTGCTGCTGCAATACCATCACTAAACGATAAAATAGCACCTTTGGTATAAGATGACTGTTGATCAAGAATTAGATTAAGTACTTTAGTATTGGATGATAGTACATCTGTACTATTAAAAGTTCCTGTTACTGCACGTAAAGCAAATTTCTTAGTAGTAAATACATTACCGACTATTTTACCTGTAGCATTTGTGTTTGCTTGTGTAATAGTATCACCATCAAAAAGATATGCGTTATTAGTAAGTTCAACATAAAGTGCTTTAGTAGTCTGAGACTCTAGTGATGATACAGTTTTTCCTTTAACTGAATCAATTTCACCAGATGCACCTGACCCCTCAGTACCATTATCATCAATTACTAATGAACCACCAACAGAAAAATTGGATCCACTACTTATAATTGTAGCAGATGATACAGTTCCTCTTGATACATCTTCAATTTTTGCTACTGCTTGTACACCATTTTTAGATATACCAGATGTTCTCAATCTATTAGCACCAACTGGTAGATCATCCTGAGTCATCGCAGAATTATAATTTGAATCTAAAGGCAAAGAATAATAACATTTACCTACAATGTATGGGAACAATGGATCACCATTACTATCAACTGTAGTAAAGTATGCATAAGTGCCTTCAGGATATTCAGGTGTTACACAAAAACGACCATTATTTTTATCTAATGATCCAGAACCATCATTGAAAGTATAGTCATCAATAAATGTTCCTAAAGGATACGTAGTTGTGCTAGGTCCTACTCTAGTAGAATTTCTAAAATAACTAGGACTCATTTGTGTGACAGTGCTAGAACTGTCTAGTGGGTTAGAATAACCATAAGCACCATATATGGGGTTACCATCATATGCAAACCCTAGAATAGGAGAATGAGATGCTCCTGTATCATTTACTCTCAGTGTAGTAGGAGATGCATAATAAGCATATCCATATCCTTTGGCAGGATCGTAATTTTGGAACCAATATCCATTCTCAGAATCTAAGTTAGTCTTATTTTTAAAATACTTGTCTTTTCTCCATTCTCTAATAGTTGCAGTCGCAGTTGCACCAGAACCAACAGGAATCAAATCAACTACAACATTTTCTTGTGTATAGAAGTCACCACCATTGATTTTTGTAAATCCAGTTATAGCACCAGTGCTTGATATATCAGCCACGTAATCTGCAAATCTACCCTTTCCTGAATTATCTGTAATTCTAACTTCAGGAGGAGTAGAATAATACTCACCTGCATTGTTAACAGTAATACTAGTAATAACACCGTTTGTTACCACAGCGGTAGCAGTTCCATTTCTACCAGACAATATCTCAACTGTAGGAACAGACGTATATGCACCTGCATTAGTAATTGTTATTGATTGTACTACCTGACCAGATAGAGATGATATTGCTTGTGCAGATACGCCATCAACTAATACGTATGGAGCATTGAGATATCCATTACCACGAGTGTTAACAGTAATAGTTTGAAGAGCACCATTAAATACAACATCAGAATCTTTATAACTTGCAAATGGTATTCCATTTGTTGCAATACCTACATCTCTATACTTAGTTTCATAAGTCTCAGTTGTAGAGATAGGAGTTTTTCTAATAATTTTTAATTGCTTCTGATCTTTTGTATCAGATGGTCGGCCAGCAGTGCCCACTGCATGTGAAGGAAAACCCGAAGAAGCTATGTAATAACCTTCACCATCCTCATAGATGGCTGATACATTGGTATTTAAGTCACTAATCAGTGGAGAAGCACCAGGCAACGCCCAGCGAAGATTGTTCTGTGCATCAAAGATCTTTATATCATTTGTTACAAAACCTGGTTCAGATATCTCAAGTATATCACCTGCATTTGAATATGGTGCATTTGTCTCATTAGTCGCATTATATAAGACACCATAGACTAACAATGTTACATTTGATCCAGATACATTTGCACCATAGGTTACAGAAGTTCCTACAGGATATACTGTAGTTCCTTCCCTACTCTTTATAACAAACTGATTAACATTCTTATCTTCAAATGTAAATGTCTCATTACCAATAGTAAACTCACCTTTCTTACTCCATCCTAATGTAGACTCTACATCAATCCTATCACCTACAGTATCAGTAGCTAGAATAGATTCTGTTAACTTAGTTCTTGCAGCAATAGAAAACTGACCATTAACACTTGCTTCATTGAGTATGATCTCATATAGATCCTCTCCATCATATGTACCATTGAAACGTACATTGTCAACAACAGCAGACGCAAACGGCGTTGTCTGAGAAATTTTTTTACCAATTAGATCAGTTGGTGTTCCTGATAATACTTTAACTTTTAAGGAATAGTTATTAACCCAGTTAGATTCAGAACTCTTAAGAGTAAAGTCACGTGGATATGCGACTTCTGGTTCTGGATCATTCTTAACTAGACACTTGAATAAAAATTTAATTGACTTATCAGTTCCCTTTGACTGATAGAATGAGCTTATATTCTTAATAAGAGTTCTTTTATCAACAGCGTCATTCAGGTAAGATTCAGGAAAGTTTTGCAAGTACTCACTCTCAAAACTTTTAATTAATGCATACAAGAAAAGGTTACTAATATTTAATACCTTAGATCCATTGATATGACTGGATGCTTGGGTTGTAACAAATGTACTTGTTTTATAAAGATCTCCTAATGTTGTATTACCACTTACACCTCTAGAACAATTCTGTAACGTAGTGTCAGTTCTAGTTTCATAGAAGATTATCTCATCATCAATCTTTACGTATCCACCTTGTTTTGGAAAACTCGTTGCATCTTGTAATACAATTGTGTCGCTAGAATTAGTGATAGCAACATCAAGAGTATCATGTTGTCTAAGTATGTTCTGTTCATAGAAATCAATATCACGGTAAGTTTCAAGATTCTGAATAATATCGTATGGTTGACCTTGTATTTCTAACTGCTCATAGTATTTCTGTATGAACTTTCCAAACAGTTCATACTCTTCGTTGATAAAATCAGGAAGTTGAGAATCAATTAGAAATGAGATTCTATTAGCAGTCTTAGGCATTCCTAGTCTTCTTTATATGCTACAAATTTACTCTTTGATACATCTACATCTAGATACATCTCACGTTTAACTTCAATATCTTTATTTGCGGGTTTAACTCTTAGTTCAATACGATTGTCAGAGAAAGTTCCCTTTAGTATAGTGAAATTGGTCATTTCTATTTCACCTTTTTCATAATCAATAGTTCCGACAGAATCATCCAATAAGATCTTATCACCACTTACAGGATCTAGTCTATATAGGACTATTTTTCCATTTCTATCTTCTAGGTATGAAGTATAAGTTGGAAACTCAAAGACTGTGAAACCTGTAGATGATACTACAGGATTATTACAATCAACATAGAAAGCATTTTGATAGCATATCTCATAATAAGAAGATGCATTGATCTGTGCTATAAAATCTTTCCTCATCATGACACTAGTGTCATTTGAGTTGATAGAAGTATCAGAATTATCAATGACACCAATAAATTTACTGTATCTAAACTTACCATTGAACTTTTCAGTCTGAGATGTCTTTAGATACTCAACTATTGCAGTAGATGCCTTAGTTGCTATTTCCGTAGGTAGTAATTGTGTCTTTGTACCAGTGTAGTATATGTTACTGGTCAATTCTAAAAATAAAATAGAAGGATCAACAAACTCTGGTCTAATAGACGCAACTGTATACTTCTTAAGTTCCTTTGTTAACTCATTCTTAGTAAATGATGAGAGTGAAGCAGCCTCATTGGGTTTGACGGAAAGGAATACCTTACCATATGCAGGTGGCACTTGCTCTTCACCGCCAAATACGATAACATCGCTTGTTGCAGGATATAAGTTCCGCACAATCGCTTTATAGTCATTACCAGTGACTGCTCTGTTCTGTGATCCATAGTACTTAGGAGCGTTATACTTTATCTTATCAATTGTCTCAATATCTGCACCACCAGATGCCACTGATGTTGTACTGATGGATGATATTGAGAAAGGAAGAGTTATAGTAGTACCATTCTCATCTTCCATAAGACCATTGAATGTAAAAGTCTTTGCACCATTGGTAGCAGTGCCATTAGTTACAATGTAACTCATTTGAATTACATTATTATCTTCTAACTTTTTACCTAATACACCATCACCAAAGAATATTTCATATTTCTCATCTTCTATCTCGCTTACAAAATATACCTCATCACTTGCACCAATATCCAATATATTGTTTGCCTGTTTGTAATCTTTGAATATAGTAGAGTTTATTGCCTGAAAAACTCTTACATTTAATGTGCTAATATCAACACCAGAATTATCAATAATAAATCTTTGACTATCTAAATTAGAATTAACCGTTGTATTAGTAACAATTTGAGAACCTTCGTATATTGGTATGTCTGTAAATGTTGCCACATCGTTTACAACAGATACTCTCATGTTTTCTTTTAGTACATAACGATATAGACTTCCATCGTAGTTTGTAACAAATCCACTACCTGATTTGATTGCCACTTCCGCAGGTGCTGTACCACTAAATGTCAGTGCCATACTGACAGATGCTTTTGGTGCTGTAATAGATTTGGGAGTGTATCCTAGTTGTTTCGCAAGAGATACCACATTGTCCCGCAAAGTTGCGGAATCTAAAAACAATTCATTCACTACCATGTTGGTATTGAATGCAGTATAGTAAGTATTGTATGCTAGTACATCTAAAATTTGACTGATTGCGGATCCTTCAAAGTCGTAATCAGTAAAATCCGTCTGTGCTCTCATATAATCTCTAAGAGCAAGTTTGATGTCAGCGAAGTCTAGGTTGTTTAACTGGGTATATGGCATTATCTCGTCCTTTCTAGGAAGATGTCTACGGATATTGGTGGTTCATCTGATCCTCTTATGATATACGTCATTTCAACGTCAAATCCATTGTCATTGAAATTTGGTAAACACTTGAGATCAGAAATACTAATTCTTGGTTCAAATCTATCTATGGTAGATCGTATGTTTGCTTTGATTTGAGCAGCAGTACCATAGTCCAAAGGTTCAAACAAATAACTTCTTATATCAGACCCATACTTAGGGTTCATCAATCTTTCACCTTTATTAGTCAATAGTAAACTAACGATTGCCTGTTTAATAGCAGAAGCATCCTTACTAACAACAACGTCATTAGTTACAGGATGCTTTTTAAAAGTTATATTGAGATCCTTAAAGGATAACTGAGTCGCCATTTACCGACAATATACGAAGTCAGTTATATTTAGCGACTTTTAACTTACTTTATAAAATGTATACTTCAAAAACAACTCTTCGCCCTTCTTAATCTCTCTTATCGTCTTCATATGGTAAATATTATCTATACACCACTTTATACAATTGGGGTCGTCAGAATGGTTTATAAACCCTCCTATAGGGGTTCTCCATATAATATCATCTATTATAATATGAGACACACCAATATACATCATAGCACCAATATCTTCTTTAGCGAAGATACCTTGACCCGCTATGGGACTATCCTTTATATGTAATTCTTTCGGTAACGCTTGATAAGTCATTTCGGAGTCTTCGCTCGGAGGTCACGCTCCTTTTTATTTACCCTGACCTCTATATCTCTTCCTCGCACCGTTTCGTGCTGTCGCACTAAGCTTCGTATTCTGTGATTTACCTTGTCTTGTCTTCTTCGGTTGTGCTACTGTATAGTTCGGACTATTATATAATGCCATTATAATGGAGTGATTAATTGTATACTATCATAATTAAACGGACCTGTCAACGGTCTTGGTGTACCACCTATCTTTGCTTCGTCTCCTGTAACTGCGGGAAACTTTCCATTGATCAATACTGATGTATTAACAAGTGGAGTAACTACCCTAACACCAGGTTGACAAGGCAAGGGTATCAAAGGATTGACCTTTACACCTTCCACATCATCTATTTCAGATGTACTGTCATAAAACTCTACCTCTTCACCTTCAAAATAAACATGCATCTAAATTCTTTACTTTATATTTGTTCTATATCTTTATTCATTTATATAATGGCGCTATTTTGGAGAGACTTGCCAAATCAAAAAAAGTAAATAAATAATTAATAT